TCTTGATTGAAGTGTTTTGGAGCGTTACGACGCTCCTTCACTCTTTATATTAAGTGATATTGACAACTTGCATAACAGCATATCCAAGTATATCCTGTGCTAAACTAGCAGGAACCCCCCCTCTGTCATGAGGTTAGATTAGTGTTAATATGTAGACAGACATGCCTAATCACGGCGATTATAAGATTTGATTTTGATTCACCTCAATTGAAAGATGATTTTCTTATAGGCCCTTAGCCAGGGTCATTTGTGTCTTTAAGGTTATTTAAACCTCGCCAGACAAGCCATCAGTATAAGATGTTAAAACCGTTTGATATACATCGAACTATAATCTGTGGTAATGTAGACTGAAATCACGCAGACTGTGAAGTGTTATGATGCTTCCTTTCTGCTTCACCTTCCTCTATATTACTGTGTTAAGGATACCGAAAGGTATTTCCCTAAGCGAAGCCCTAGTGATACGATTCACATCGGTCGTCACGATAATGGCCACTTAAAAGAATTATAGCGTATTGAAAAATGTGATCTTCTGCTGTTCTAAGAAGCCAAAGAGAATAGAGCACGGTTAAATACAACATATTCGAGTAAGTTGTATGGTTCGCAGACCACAAGTGTGGCAAACTGCAATCTCCCTCGATACCTCCTAATAGATTGGAGTGACAGCATGAAATAAGTATGTTGACGCTGGAAAGACAGCCAGAACCAAGGCAGGGTGCAACCACATACCCGTGTATGTGGCCGAGATGTAGTGTGCATAAGCATGCAAACGGTAAAGCCTCAAAGAGCCGAGGAGATAATTTCATCGCTGAAAAGCGAAGGCGAGCTGGCATTCTTACTGCCCAGTGGTTAATCCCGACCCAGATTATTAAGAGGGACTTTTACGAAACCGACGATTGCAACCATGAGAACGACCAGTCCTAACGTGGACAATCTTTTTATGGAGATGATATCTTCAATAGCTTTTGGCAAACAATCAACACACCTTCCGTCCTCCCAACCGGGGACATGTACTTCAGCACTTAATAGTGCACGTAGGATTTATGGATTTGATGATAGGGAGGATGTACCACTATTTTTAGTTCGGTACTGGTTAGCATTTTTAATGCTATTGGTAGGGACAGAGTATGTTTACACTTTAGTATCAATCATATGGGTTTTACTACCCATTTGGATGATTTGTGTTGCTCTGTATAGTGGAGGATATTTGTGGAATTATGCGAAACATTCTATTGAGAAGAAGAGACAGGCTCTTAACTTAATGAAATTGTATTCACGTGTACTTGAGTTATCACCCCAATTAGGTGGTGAATATACTAAGCAGGATCGAAGGGATCTATTCCACAGACATCGAGGAGGAAGAAGGAATCGTAAGAGGAATTGGCATGATAGGAAACCAATTCAGAAAAGTAGAACCATGTTCAAACCACAACTGGGTTATAACAAGTTAGCATCTGCTTTTCAGAATTTGGCAAATATCGAAGGCATTCATATTGATGATTCAGTCTTGAATAAATTAGAGAATCTTGGAGCACTTTTAGTTGCTCTGAAAGATTGTGCATCTACACCGCAATTTCTTTCAATTCTCTTTTTGTATTTTAAGACTCACTATTCTATTAGTGTTGCTAACACAGCAGCAACGTATGTCTCGGAAATTTTTGAGACTACGTTTGATCCACAGATAGGTGAGTTTGGTATGACTGAAGATCAAAAACCGAAGTGGTTAAAATGTCTTAAGGAATGTCAGGAAAATTGGACTCTGGTTATTCGGAACGATGGATTTAAGAAACTTAGTCACGTCATTAGTCTTTGTATTGCACTGGGACTTTGTGACGCGTCGAGTTTAGATTTCAAAGTTGGCGGAATGAAACTGTTTTCCTTGGGTGCATACACCAAACAAGCTTCAGCCATTGATTTGGTTGATGCAGCATTTGAAACAATTGTTTATTTTGCTGAAGGTGGATACATGTGTTTTGTACGTGGATCCATTAAACCCCTCTTGTATGGTAATATGGATAATGAGGAATTCGAAGAAACTTTTGCTGCTTGTTCCAGATGCCACGAATATGCTAAGGCTGGAAATCTTGAGAAGCTAGAAAATATGTCCGAAAATGACTATGAAGCTCTTCTTGAGAAATGTCAGGAGAAATGCAAGTACTTGATACGCACTTCTCGTGGTATTGTGGAGAAAAATCTCCTCCAGAAGAAATTAGACATTGTTCGTGGTTTTCAAGCCACATTTAGGCAAACCCGAGTTCAAGGAGGATTGCGCGAGGCTCCATATGCTATTGGAGTTTTTGGTGGAACATCCGTTGGTAAATCAACTGTTGCTAATGTTTTAATGGTAACAAGCTTATTGACTAATGGATATTCTGCCACAGACGACAGAATTATGACCTTGGATGATGGTGATAAATTTATGTCTAATTATAGATCTTACGTCAATGGAATTTTATTTGACGATATTGGTAATACTAAGTCTGATTTTGTAGAAAAAGCTCCTACTGCTATGAAGCTTAAAATCTGCAATAATGTGAGAATGTATGCCCATATGGCTGAGGCCGAACTTAAAGGTAAAGTTTCGGTTGAACCTAAGGTCTATATTGAGACTAAAAATGTAAAGGATGCTTGTGCTCATGTTTATTCGAATGAGCCTGCATCTATTGCTCGACGTGATAGAATTACTCTCACAGTGAAGGTGAAACCCCAGTATGCCACTTACAGTATGCTAGATGATGACAAAGTTCGTGAACATTGTCCTCATTTGTATGTTGAAGGTGGTATGTGGCGTTGCCCTGATCTATGGGATATTACTGTCGAACGAGCATTTCCGGTTACACCAAAGACCAAGAATGGAGTCGCAGGTATTGGATGGGAAACTATATCTTACAATGGTAAACCACTAATTAATATCGGGTTGCCAGAATTGATTCGTTTTGTGAAACATGACTCAGAGAAATTTTTCAAAGCGCAGGCTAACATAGTTGCGCGAAGTAATAACATTGCTGAGCAAATGACTCTTTGCAAAACTTGTCGTTTACCGACACCCGATGTTTGTTGTTGCGAGAGATCAGAACAAGATAGTGTTCCTGAACCAGGCG